ATTCGCCGTCGTAAAACTGAACGATTGCCATCAACGCCGTAATCGATTCCGGGGTTGGTCGCGCTTGAATCGTTATCGACGGCGTGTCCCGTAACGTAACGACGTACGCGTTATTCAGAAGGTATGCCCAATGTTCTTTTACCGGGGTTGTCTCCATCAGATGTTCGCACGTTGCGCGAAGGGCGGATTGAATGCTTGCCATTGTCGTTGTTGTTTGAAGTTATTAGTTGTTCATAAATTCAAGCGCGCATTGCATCGCGGCTTTTTTGGTTGCGTAGCGGCAAGAATTCCGGAATCCCGGCTTTGCCATTGCGCAAACCCAACCCGTGTTTCCTTTGGTTACGTATGCGCTTCTTTCTTCCGTGCGGCAAGAAAGAATGTGCTTCGTCTGAATGAAATCTTGAAAGGTCACTTGCTGATTCATCGTCGTTTTGTTTCGTTGTTTGTTTGGCAAAGATAGGCAACCTTTTTCGTCCTGCAAACTTTCTTGCAACTTTTTTTTCAGGGCGCGGAAAAAAGTAGGGGACTCCGTCGTTACGAAGCCCCCTATCAAACAACAACGAAGGCGATGAATCGCTTCAACGCAAAGTTAATCCATAAACGAAAGGCAAAGGGGCAAAATCGCCACAAGGCACAACGCGACGTTGGGCCACGTCGTACCATTCAAAAGGATGTCGTTGCAGGCGGTCGCCGCAATCAATCCCCCAATCGTCCGCTTCGCGCTCCATCGCTTCAAATCCCCTTTGGTTTTAAACGCTTCCGTCAAATCGAACGCCCCTAACAAATCAAGGATTTTCATTTGCGCTTGTCCGGGACGATTGCGTTGACCAATCGCGCCAATGCCGACGAAATTTTGTTGTCCTTCGTGGACGGCGTCAGGTTCGCCACGACGTCGAAAAAGACGATTGCGGCGGGCAAAAGGATTGCCCAATTTTCCTTCAAGAATTCCATTGTTCCGGTATTTCAACGTTTAGGAAGTTGGTTAGTTGGGTCAAGTTTCAGGTCCGCGAATTTGTCCGAAACCTGAAACGAGGGACACGCCTTTGCGTTCGTGAAATCGTTATGTCCGTATACTTCGAGCGGTCCGTATTGCGCCCGCAATGTTTTCACGATTTGACGAAAGGCGGCTTCTTGTTTTTCGTTCATCGTGTCAAGCGGCTTTTTATCCGAATCGACGCCCCCGATATAGCAAACCCCAATGCTCGATTCGTTCCATCCTGAAATGTGCGCGCCGGGTTTCCACAATGCGCGTCCCAATTCGACCTTCCCGTTCAAGCGAATAACGTAGTGGTATCCTATATCCGACCACCTTTTCGCTTTGTGCCATTGCCGAATTTCTTTTGCGCCGATGTCCAACGTAACCGGGGACGCTGAACAATGCAGTCCGATAAACTTTAACTCACGCATTGAAAATTGCTTTTAACCACGAAATAACCGACAACGCGAACGCTCCAAGGGCGGTCCAATACTTGCGTTCCAAACTCGTAATCCGGCGGTCGAAATCGTCAATCCCTTCTTTGTGATTGTCCAATTTTGTTTCGATTCGGACAATCGCCCGCTCGATTTTGTTTAGTTGTTCTTGCACGTTCAACCCAAAGTTTCAGCCGTTCTTCGTTCGATTTGCGGTTGTTCTTCAACACGTAGAATACAATTCGGGGTTGTTCGTGTAACGCCCCGCGCCCTTGCTGAACGTCAATCCGCTTTGATAGTACACAAATGGTTGCGCGCAAATCCGGTTTTGCGTGTTTGTCCCGTATTCAGGAATCGAGGCGACGTTATGGCACAAATACTTGTGCATTTGCGCCGTGTAAAAATTCGCGTTCTGCCTGCAACGCTCAACTTCCCGGTGCAAATCGCCTTGCGAAATCGCGCTTGTATTGTCGCTCGAACGAATGACCAATCCGCCGTTGTCAATCTTGACGTACAACGTAGGCAACAACTCAACCATCGTCCACCACGATGCCGCCTTGCGAACGTAGTTTTCCATCAAGGTCAAGTAAGCCCCGGCAAGCGTGTTGTTCTGAACCTTCGTACGAAGCGCGTCGTACAAATCAGAACCTAAATACAATTGAAGCGTTTTGTCTTGCGCAATTAGGACGGCTTGCGAAATGTAATTTTCATCAACGCCGCCGTTAAGCATCGTTGTGCGCTTCAAGTAATTCGGGGAAACGAAAAGAACTTCGGGCATCTTATCGGGGCGTTGTGAATTTGCGTGGTTTCAGGAATCCGCGGTTCTTCATATCGCGCGGACGTTGCGCAACGCGCTTGTCGTTTTCTTCAAGACGATTCCGGTTGCGGTCCTCAATCGGAAGGGCGCGGATAATCCGTTGCGCTTCGTTTACGGAAATCAGTTTGTTGTTCTTCTGCAAATACGTTTGCCGCATCCAAAAATGCCGACAAGAACCGCCGCCTTTGTACAACCAAATGTCATACGTCGCCGCCCCGTTCGGTCCCCAACCGGGGTTCACGGCTTGCGAACCCGCGGCAAGGATGTCTTCCTTTCGGTACACCTTTGCCGCGTCAATCATACGCGAACAAAAATCCCGCGAATCATCGTCGGCAAGCGTTGTCGGGGCGTACGCGTAGCGGACCCGGACAATTTCCGTGTCTTGTTCCGAAGCGCGCGCGGGATTGTTGCGCAAAGTCCTTGCGAACGTCCACGCCGAATCAAGGATTTGTTCGTTGTCGTAATCAACGGGGCGTTCGTCCACCAATTCCCAATCGTGCCCCATCGTTTCGCCCTTGTCCAATAAGTAATTGAACGCATCCGACAAATCGACCTTCGCAAGCATCGTTTCCGCGGGTTCCTCGAACATCCGTTCTGCGGCTTCTTGCGGGAATTGGAGCATCGTAACAAGCAGTTGAACCGCTTGCGCTTGCGTCAATTCACCCAATCCAACTTTCGCGATAATATCGATTGCGGAACTTACTTGGATGCCCGTGTACGATTGTTCAACGTTCGCTTCCTCGACCGCCGTGCCAATCGCAAACGCTTCTTCGGGAACGCCCGAAGCCCGCAGAAGTTGCGTACACGTTTCAATCAAAAGGTCGCGCATTGGCTGAACTACTTGTTCGTCGAATTGTTCCGCGGATTCCGCAAGTTCCGCGCCGCCGCCCAACTTCCCCGGAACCAAAACGCCGAACATTTGCGGGTTCGTAACGCGATGCCCAATCATTATCTTGGACGTCGTTTCTTCCGACAAAAATTGATATTGCTTGTCCGCGTCGGATAGCGGGAACGGCTCAATAGACGGGCGTCGGTCGGGCGAATCGGAAAAGGTCATAAAAAACTTGCCCGCGTTCTGCGGACCCGTCGTTTCCCGTTCGATGTTATTTCGGATTTGGCGTCGTTCTTCATCGTCCGGAACTCCGTTCGAAAAGTGAATTGCGAACGACGGCGACAACCCGTTTTTGATGTTGTTTATATGGAAAACGGAAATCTCTTTTTCAAGTTCGACGTAGTTAATCGCGCCGATATAGTCCGGCTTTGCGTAGTACTGCGCGCCGATTGTGAACGGATGAACCGAAAGGATTTGAACGGGTTGTTCGTTCTTCAAAGCCGGGTTGAAGCGCGGGACAACTTCGGGTTCTTCCTTGCCCGACCAATCTTTTGAATAAAAGTACGTTTGCACTTCTTCGTCTTCGTTCGCAATCCCCGAACGGACGTTTTCAAACGGAAGATGCCGAACGTTCGCAATCGTAGCGCGGTCAAGCGACCAAATAATTTCAAGGTAGAACCCCGCTTGAACTTTTAAATCGACCGCGCATTTTCGCAGTTCGTCGTTAATGTCCCATTGCTCGAAAAGCAACCGCCCTTCGAGGGACTGAACGTCGAAACCTTGCCCGAAAATCAATTGGGCAATCGTATTACAAAGGGCGTTATGCGTCGGGCTTGAATGGTATAGTTCAATCAAGTATTGCGGAAACAAATTATCGTCCCCGTACGCAACGAATTCGTCCGTTACCTTTTCCCGATAAGAACGCGCGACGTACTTCGACAAGGAAAGGACGGACGCGCTTTGTTTACGCTTCGTAGTAAACGAAGTTGTCGGGGATTGTGATTGTTGGGAAGGTCGTAATTGTCGGCCCATTTATTTTTAAGGTTCCTTGTTCGATTTGTGCGACAACCGCAATGTTATTCGGGTCCTTGTTCGTGCTTGAATTCTGAACAAAAACGAAATAATCCCATTCGCCAAATTCAGAAATCAAGACGTTGTTCGTCGAATTGGTGTCCGTCCGAACTCGAATCGCCGTATATCTTGGGTTGTCGGTTTCAACGTCCGCGACAAAATACAAATCTTCCCCGGTTACGCGGTTCACTATCTTGAAAAGGTAGTGCGTGTAAGCGTAATCCCGCGCGGCATCCTGCAAGGTCAAATGCAAGATTTGTTCGCCCGATAAAGGATTGAGATAAAGCATTTCTTGTATAACGCGATAACGAGAAAAAAAGAACGGGACCGAAGCCCCGTCCCCTTTTCAACCTTGACCCATTAGTTGCCCGCCGTGAACGTCAACAACGTTTGCGTTCCCGTCAGGAACGGCGCGGGCGTCTTTTCTTCCGCCGTAAACGTGAGCGTGTATCCGTACAAATCGCCGGGGTTGGTTCCGGTTGCGAACGTGCCGCCCGTTACCAAACATCCGTTCGTATGTCCAAGAATCACTTTGTCGCCGTTCAGCGTTTCGACGATGACAATTAGATGCCCTTTGACCAAATCCGCAATTTCCGCGTTTACGCCCGCTTCCATTTTTGGAATTGTGCATTCGAAAACTTGCGAATAAAAGACGCTTCCCGTCGACGCTTCCGCGTTGATTGTTTGAGTCAACTGACTCGCGTTTTTCACGAGGTCAAACCCGTAAACAATCTTTGCCGAAGTTGCGTCCGTAATCGCGCCCGCGGTCGGATTGCCAAAAATCCCGTCCGCGAACGTTCCAATCCAAGCGCGTTTTACGCCGCCGATTGCATCGCGGCAAGGAATGCCCCGACCCGAAATTGTAATTGAACAAGCCATTTTTTCAATTTTGGGAATTAGGGGACGAACCGAAGCCCGTCCCCTTCTTCGGGTTTATTAGGACGTACGACGTGCAATCGCGTACGAATCGTGGTCAATCACTTGCGTTCCCGCGGTGATTGCAATCATCGCCCGCGTAGCGTCTTCAAGCGTCGAATCATTCAGGTTTGCAACCGCCGCCGCCGTAGCGAAATCGTTGCCCGTCAAATCGGTTCCGAACGCAAGGTTTTCCGCCTTCGAGAAAAGGAAGGTATCCGCGGGCATTCCGCGCGGCGTTACAATCCGGTATCCGGCGTATTGGCTTACTTGCTCATTCGGCAAGTACAACGAACCATTTGCAGAACCCAAAGCCGCGTAGTACAACGCCTTCATTCCGGGCGACATATAAAGCAACGTGTCCGGGTCGCCCGCGATGTCGCCGGGGATTGCCGCCGCCAAAGCCGCAAGACGGGTCAAGATGTTTGTTGAATCGGTTGCGCCCGTCAACGCTTGCTCAACCGCCGGAGAAGCCGCGACGATTTTTGCAAGGAACCCGTTCATATAAGTAACCGCGCTTCCGCCCGTCGTGGCCCCGGTTGTAGAATTGTAAGCACCGCGCCACAAACCAACTTCAACGTCCTTCGCGGCTTGGGCAATAACGTAGCGAAGCATTGCTTCGTTCGTATCCGCGGGCGCGGTCCGAGAATCCCGCATCATATCCGCTTCCCAAGTTGCAATAAGGTCGGAATTGCACAACTGCAATTTGATTTCCAACTTCGTCGTCGCAAGGATTACTTCCCCAAGCGTCGCCGCGCCGCCGTCGAACCCGCAAGTCCGCGCACGTAGGGAAGCCCCCGACCATTTCCGAAGAACCGCCGTGCCGACGACGTTCGGATAAAGGTTGCACCAATTGTTAACGATTGTATCCGCCGCCATAATAGCGGGCGTAACGTAGGGAAGCGCGGTTTTTCCGGCGTAGGTTCCCGTTGCGGCTGTAATGTTTGCCATTTTTATTCAGGAATTAAGAATTCGACATAAGGATTCGGACGCGTTCGGCTTCCGACAAGTTGACCAAATCGGAAAGGGGAACGCGGTTCGGCTTGTTCATCCGCTGAACGCCTTTTGCGGCGGGTTGCTTCGCAAGGTTTTCAATTGCTTGTTCCTTTTCCGCGAACTTTTCTGCAATCGACGCTTGAACGCCGTTGATTGCGTCGGAAATCATCCGCTCAACTTCTTCGCGCGTAATCGTATCCGTCGCCGCCTCAACTTCCGTTTCGGTTTCGGCTTCGGTTTCAACTTCCGGTTCCATCCATTCAGCAACGACGCCTTCCGCGACAACGAATTTCACGCCGTTGTCAAGGTTGTAATCGCCGTCCGGCAAGGGGATTTGTTCGCCTTCGTCGTTCACGACAAAAACGGCAACCCCAACCGCCCATTCTTCCGCTTCGGTTTGGATTGTTTGTCCACTATCAAGGACGGCGGACGCGAA